CGTTCAAAAACTTGAACCGACCAAGCCCCCCGCCCCAACTCCTGTTCCTGAGCAAACTCAACAGGAAAAACCAACCTTGAAAAAGAAAGAGACTGGTTCTAAAAAACGTCAGCGTATGCGTACTGGCACTGCCTCTCTGCAGACTGCTCCAGGCCAAGGTCTTAACATTGGTGGTGGTAGCTGATGAAAAGCGCACGGCAACGGTATCATGAACTGACCAGTGGCCGTACCGCCTTTCTCGACATAGCACTTGAGTGCTCTAAGCTTACGATCCCTACTCTGCTGATGCATGAGGAGACAACAACCGATCACACTCGGTTTAAGACTCCTTGGCAATCGGTAGGTGCGAAGGGAGTTGTAACCCTGGCATCTAAACTGATGCTTGGTCTGCTCCCTCCCTCTACCTCGTTCTTCAAGCTCCAGCTGGATGACTCCAAGCTTGGAGTTGAGATCCCTGCTGAAGCAAAGAGTGAGTTGGATCTAAGCTTTGCAAAGATCGAACGTATGATCATGGAAAGCATTGCTGCTTCTACTGATCGTGTTCAGATCTTCTCTGCAATCAAGCATCTGGTGGTCACTGGTAACGCCCTGCTCTACATGAGCAAGGACGGTATGAAGATGTACCCCATGAATCGCTACGTTGTAGAGCGAGATGGTAACGGTAACCTCACTGAGATTGTCACACGAGAACGTGTGAATCGTAGTCTGCTGGGTCCTGAGTTTGAGAACCCTAAGCAGATGTCTGTTGTTGACTCTAGTGTTGGCAGCAAGTTTGAAAAGGACGTGGATGTTTACACCTGCGTCAAGCTAACCTCTAAGGGTTGGACCTGGTATCAGGAAGCTGATGACAAGATCCTCCCTGACAGTTATGGCAAAGCTCCGAAGGACAAGAGCCCCTGGCTCCCTCTCCGCTTTGTAACTGTTGACGGTGAAGACTACGGACGTGGACGAGTCGAGGAGTTCCTCGGTGACCTCAAGTCTTTGGAAGCTCTGATGAAAGCTCTCGTTGAGGGTAGTGCAGCAGCAGCCAAGGTAATCTTCACAGTCTCGCCTAGCTCTGTAACCAAGCCTGCCTCTTTGGCTAACGCTGGTAATGGTGCTATCATCCAAGGTCGCCCCGATGACATCGGTGTGATCCAAGTTGGCAAGACTGCAGACTTCCGTACTGCATTTGAGCTAGCCAATACTCTGGAGAAGCGTCTGTCTGAGGCGTTCCTTATCCTCAATGTGAGGCAGAGTGAGCGGACTACTGCTGAAGAAGTTCGCATGACTCAGATGGAACTGGAGCAACAACTGGGTGGACTGTTTAGTCTGCTGACTGTTGAGTTCCTGATTCCTTATCTCAACAGGAAGATGCTGGACCTGACCAAGTCTAAGCAGATTCCATCCCTGCCCAAAGGTCTGGTTCATCCGACCATTGTTGCAGGTATCAATGCGCTTGGCCGTGGTCAAGACCGTGAGTCCTTGATTCAGTTTGTGACTACCATTGCACAGACCATGGGACCACAGGCGATTGCTCAGTTCCTGAATCCTGACGAAGCTATCAAGCGTCTTGCTGCTGCTCAAGGTATCGACATCCTTAACCTTGTCAAAGGTATGGAACAGATTCAAGCAGATAAGCAACAGGCTATGCAGCAACAGATGCAGGCATCCCTGGTCCAACAAGCTGGTCAGTTTGCATCCGCTCCTGCCATGGATCCGTCTAAGAATCCTGAAGCGATTGACGGTATCCAAGCTGCTACTCAAGCAATGTTTGGTCAACAACAACAACAACAACAACCCGCTCAACCCCCTAGCTAGCACCTATGGCTATTAACCTTTCTTACGATCCATCTGACGATCCCGAAGCTATTGCAGCTCGCGAAGCCGAGGAGCAGGACAGTCTTGAAGTTGGTGAGAAGATGCTCCAAGAGCAGGAAGACCTTCTTGCTGGTAAGTACAAGAATGCTGAAGAGTTGGAGAAAGCCTACATGGAACTCCAGCAACGCCTCGGACGTGGGGACGAAGATGATAGTGGAGAAGCAGAAGAGTACGAAGAAGAAGCAGAAGAATCCACAGAAGGCGATTACGAACGCTACGATGAAGAAGGCTACGTTAACTTTGACGCAGTCGCTGAGGCATACGGTGATAACCTCGCTGATGTGTTCTCAGAAAATGGCATCGATCCGTGGGCTATGAACGATCACTTCTATGAGAACGATGGTACTCTCACTCCTGAGATGTATGACGAACTCAATGAAGCTGGCTTCTCCGACGAAACTATTGATGCTTATCTTGGTGGCCTTCGCAACCAGCTAGGCTATGATGATGCAGGGGCTACCCTTCCCGAAAGCGCAATCTCTGACATCAAAGACATTGCTGGTGGTGAACAAGGCTACGCTGACGTTGTGCAGTGGGCAAGTGAAAACCTGCCTGAGGCTGACATCGAAGCTTTCGATGAAGTTATCAACACTGCCAATGAAGCAGCCGTCCGGTTTGCTGTAAAGGCACTGGTCGGTCAGTACGAGGACGCAGTGGGTCGTACCCCTGACCTCGTTACTGGTAAGCAATCCTCCACTGGACAGGCTTACCGCAGCATGGCTGAGGTTGTCCGCGATATGTCGGATCCTCGCTATGATAATGATGACGCATATCGCATGGACGTTATGCGTAAACTTGAACGCTCTAACCTCAAGGTATGAACGACTTCTACGAAACCCACTGGGAAAAAGCTGAGAAGCTGAACGGACGCCTAGCTATGCTTGGCTTCGTCATTGCAGTCGGCACTTACCTTACTACTGGACAAATCATTCCAGGTATTTTTTAAACTAATCATGAAATCTCTTATCATTGCAAGTCTCCTGCTCGGCACCGCTGGTGCTGCACAAGCAGGCCCCTACGTGAACGTGGAAGCTAACTCTGGCTTCACCGGAAATGACTACACCGGTACCGCTACGGACGTCCACGTGGGTGTTGAAGGTGCCAACTGGTATGTCCAGGGTGGCACTACCCTTCTGGCTCCTGATGCTGCTGATGGCGACGTTGAGCTGTCTGGCAAAGCAGGTGGTTCCTACGCTGTGACTGACGCTCTGTCTGTCTACGGCGAAGTCTCCTTCATCACTGGTGATGACGACAATGGCTACGGAACCAAAGTCGGAGCAAAGTACAACTTCTGATCGGAAGGAGTATTGGGCAAAACGTTACCGCGAACGACGGGACTACATAACTAAATATAAAATGGACCGTGGGTGTGAGCTTTGTGGATACAAGGCTCACCCTGCGGCTTTGACGTTTGATCACTTAGACCCTGCAGATAAGGCATTCAATTTGAGTGATCATACAAATCGCAGTTGGCAAAAGATTATGGATGAGATAGAAAAGTGCAGGGTAATCTGCGCCAACTGTCATAACATACATACTCATGACAGCGATTACTTCATTGCGAGGTCAGACGAGTAACTGGGAACAGTTCTGTTCCTGGGTAACCTCTACAAACAATCGTCTATACGTAGGCTGGTTTGGTATCCTGATGATTCCTACCTTACTGGCAGCCACAACCTGTTTTATTATCGCCTTCATTGGCGCACCGCCTGTTGACATTGATGGAATCCGTGAACCCGTTGCAGGCTCCCTCCTCTATGGAAACAACATCATATCGGGAGCCGTCGTTCCGAGCAGCAATGCCATCGGACTACACTTCTACCCAATTTGGGAAGCTGCTACACTTGATGAATGGCTCTACAACGGGGGTCCATTCCAGCTTGTCGTTTTCCACTTCCTCATTGGTATCTATTCTTACATGGGACGAGAGTGGGAACTTAGCTATCGACTAGGTATGCGTCCTTGGATCTTTGTGGCATACTCTGCACCTGTTGCAGCTGCCTCTGCCGTGTTCCTGGTTTATCCCTTCGGACAAGGATCTTTCTCTGATGCAATGCCTCTCGGAATCTCAGGTACCTTCAACTACATGCTTGTCTTCCAAGCGGAGCACAACATCCTTATGCACCCTTTCCATATGCTTGGTGTTGCTGGGGTATTTGGTGGTGCTCTTTTTTCAGCTATGCACGGATCTCTCGTCACGTCGTCCCTCATTAGGGAGACTACCGAAGAGGTCTCGCAGAGTTATGGATACAAGTTTGGGCAGGAAGAAGAGACATATAACATTGTCGCTGCCCACGGTTACTTCGGACGTTTGATCTTCCAGTATGCTTCGTTTAATAACAGCCGCTCTCTGCACTTCTTCCTCGCAGCATGGCCGGTCGTGGGCATCTGGTTTACCGCCCTCGGCGTCTCCACCATGGCGTTCAACCTCAACGGATTCAACTTCAATCAATCCATTGTTGAAAGTCAAGGTCATGTGGTGAACACCTGGGCAGACGTTCTTAATCGAGCTGGTCTTGGTATGGAGGTTATGCATGAGCGTAACGCCCATAACTTCCCCCTGGATCTCGCAGCCGCTGAGACCACCCCTGTCGCACTCAACGCCCCTGCTATCGGCTGATGCGTAAAGAACACAAAAGTCCCTCTGGCGGTCTAACCGCTGCGGGCAGGAGATACTTCAAAGCGAAGGAGGGTGCTAACCTAAAGCCACCAGCTCCTAACCCTAAAACTAAAAAGGCTGCAGGCCGCAAGAGGTCCTTTTGTGCTCGCATGGGCGGTGTCAAAGGACCAATGAAAGACAGCAAGGGTCGTCCCACGAGGAAGGCTCTTGCACTACGCAAATGGAAATGCTAACTATGGCTGGTAAAAAAGGTTGCGGCTCTAAGAAGGGCGGCAAAGGAAGCTACAAAAAATGAAAAAGAAAAAGGGTCGCAAAGATCTGACCATTGCTCAATCTTTTCAGATTGGTCCTGGGCACAAAGGTGCACAGAAGAAACAAAAGCTCTACAATAAAGGTAAGAGCACGGACAATCCTCACGAGAAAGATACCTTTCTTAAGCGGACTGGTCCTCAACTCCCTCTAGCCAAAAAGAAAACTAAGAAAAAACGTTATGGCTAAACCCGGACTCTATGCTAATATCCACGCCAAACGCAAGCGTATTGCTGCTGGCAGTGGTGAGAAGATGAGGAAGCCTGGTGCTCCAGGTGCTCCTACTGCTGCTAACTTTAAGCGTGCAGCAAAGACTGCTAAGAAGCGTAAGTACGCTAAGTAACACTATTCGTACGTTCATCCCATTCGGGACGCATGCTGCCTGACCATGGAACGGGGGTTAGGTTTATCTTGTACGAACTCATGTCCATCAATCTTATTCGTTTCCTTGCATCACAGAAGAAGCGCGCACAGCGTTATCATACTGATGCCCTTCGCTACCGTGGTGTAGTGTATAAAGAGATCGACTGACGGTGTAGGGGAGGTTCGATTCCTCCCCCAGTCATTGGCTTTGGCCCCTTACGAGGGACACCCTTAGCCGTCTAGACGGTGGGATAGACCACAAAATTTGGCTACAAAATTTTCTAAACGTTTAGAGCAGTAAACTTTAACTACTCTTTTTAATAATGGCTGACGCAACACAAACCGCGCTAGGCCGTGCTAATCTAAGCACGGGCACTGGCTATGGCGGTTCTGGCGACAAGTATGAACTTTATCTGAAGCTCTTCTCTGGTGAGATGTTCAAGGGCTTCCAGCATAACACTATCGCTCGTGACCTTGTCATGAAGCGTACGCTGAAGAACGGTAAGTCTCTTCAGTTCATCTACACTGGACGCATGGACGCTGGTTTCCATACGCCTGGTACCCCCATCTTGGGAGACGGTGATCCCCCGGTGGCAGAGAAGACCATCGTGGTCGATGACCTGCTGGTCAGCTCCGCCTTCGTGTATGATCTCGATGAGACCCTGGCTCACTACGAGCTGCGTGGCGAGATCTCCAAGAAGATCGGCTATGCTCTGGCTGAGCACTATGACCGCCGCATCTTCCGTGCTATTGTACGTGGCGCTCGCGCTGCTCACCCCGTGAGTGCAACCGGCAAGGTTGAGCCCGGTGGTACCCAGATCCAGGTTGGTACTGGCACTGGCGCCAACGCCGATGCTCTCGACTCCACCAAGATCGTGGCTGCCTTCTTTGAAGCTGCTTCTGTCCTGGATGAGAAGGGTGTGTCTCAGGAAGGCCGTGTGGCTGTTCTTTCCCCACGTCAGTACTATGCACTCGTGGAGAACGTGGAAAGCAACGCTCTGATCAACCGTGACGTGCAGGGTACCGCTCTGCAGACCGGTCAGGGCATCCTGTCGATTGCTGGTATCAAGATCTACAAGTCCATGAACATTCCGTTCCTGGGTAAGTATGGTACCAACTCTACCATCGACAACGCTGGCTCCTTCGTGGGCGTTGACGTCGAAGCTACTGCTGACGGCGAGAACAACCCCTATGGTGCTGCCGACGACTTCGATACCTCCTGCGGACTTATCTTCCAACGTGAAGCCGCTGGTGTCGTTGAGACCATTGGACCACAGGTCCAGGTCACTTCGGGCGACGTGTCCGTGATCTACCAGGGCGACGTGATCCTGGGACGCCTCAGCATGGGTACTGACTACCTGAACCCTGCTGCTTGTGTCGAACTGCACGCTACCAGCACCGCTGGTTCTGCATTCTGATCCATTCTTGTTTCTATATTGGGACTCCTTCGGGGGTCCCTTTTTTTATATCATGACAACTAATTCGTACGCATCGTCCACCGAACTGGATGCTGTTAATCACATTCTTATGAGTGTGGGTGAGTCTCCTGTCAATACACTATCCACCCAAAGTCCTGAAGTTGCTATTGCTCAGAACACTCTCCGACAAGTTTGTCGTGAAGTTCAGTCTGAGGGCTGGGTGTACAATACTGAATATGAGTACCCGTTTGTGGTAGACACCAACGACGAGGTGCTAATTCCAGCCACTGCCCTCCAGCTGGACGTGAACAAATTCAAGCATCGTGATGACTATGATGTGGTTAGGAGGGACGGTAAGCTGTATGATCGCTATTCTCATTCCTATAAATTTAAGGACCTCGATACTCTCTACTGTGATGTGGTTTGGTTCTTCGAGTTCGATGACCTCCCTCAGGTCTTCCGTGACTACATCGCTGCACGCTCTGCTCGTATTGCTGTGACCCGCATGGTCAACGACGAGAAGGCAGCTAAGCTGTTGGCAGCAGACGAAGCACAGCTCCGTGCACTGGCTGTCGAGTATGATACCCAGCAAGCTGAGTACAACGTTTTCCAAGGCCCCGACTTCCGCAACCCCTACCCCTCTTACAAACCCTTCCAAGCAGTTAGTCGATAACCATGGCAGCAGTTAATCAACGAATTCAAAACTTTCTAGGAGGTGTCTCACAGCAGCCAGACTTTATTAAGTTTCCTGGTCAGCTTAGGAAATGTGATAACGCATATCCTGACGTGACTTTTGGCTTGTCTAAGCGTGCTCCTGGTGAGTTCGTTGATGAGCTGGAGGGTGCCTCTGCTGATGGTCAGTGGTTTGAGATCATCAGAGATTCTGACGAAAAATTTATTGGGCAAATTACAGACAGTGATATTAAAGTCTGGGACCTTGATACAGGCGCTGCTCAGACTGTAAGTGGTACTATGACTTACCTGGCTGATGCTACCGAGCCTTACGGTCTCCAGACCATTGGTGACTATACCCTTATCACTAACCCCCAGAAGACCGTAGGAACGACGGGAACCACCGATACGTTCAATGACAACTACGCCTTTGTTTCGATCAATACAGTGGCGTATAACGCAGAGTACGTGGTTGCCATCGATGGCTCTGACCTCACAGCTACTACCAAATACCGAGCTGGTGCTTTGAGTGTTGTTAAGGATGGTACAACTTCCAGTTCTTGGAACGATAGTGATGGAAAACCTAAGCGTGCAGGTAAGCAAGAGGTATTTGACGCAGATACTGGTATTAAGTTTACGGTTTTAGTTAACGGTACTTCTTACGTTAACTCCTACAATTCTGATTCTGAAGCAGACTACAACTCTCAATACAACGCAGAAGTAGTCCTGCAAGATCCAGGGTTTGATGTTACTGACGGCGAAACGTTTAGTGTGGATGTTGCTGGTATCACCTACACAGTCACAGTCGACAGCGTTGAATCATATGAAACATATGCTGATTCCGGTGTAGGATTCCATCAAACACCTAAAAACCCTGACAAAGGTACGCTGAGTATCAACACGATTCTTGGTGGACTAAAGAGTAGCATTGAATCTAATTACACCGATGTCACCTGTGAGATCATTGGTGATGGTTTATTCATTACATCTACTTCTAGCTTTACGATTGAGGTGAGGGGTGGTACAGTTAATAACTCATTAGAAGTTATTCAAGAATCAGTACCCAATGTTAGCAAACTACCTCAACAATGTAAAGATGGGTACATTGTTAAGGTATCAAACACTGAAGATTCTGATGCTGATGACTACTTCGTCAAGTTTGTAGCTGACAATGGTACTGTAGGTACAGGTTCATGGGAAGAGACTGTGGCTCCTGGTATCACAGCTGGACTTGATCCGGATACCATGCCACACGCTTTGGTCAATAACCGTGACGGTACGTTCGATTTCCTTACACTAGACCAATCTTCGGATCCTGATAACTACTGGATTGATAGACAAGCTGGTGACTTGACCAGTAACCCTGACCCTACCTTTGTGGGTAAGGGTATCAAGGACATCTTCTTCTACCGTAACCGTTTAGGATTTATTGCTGGTGAAAACGTCATCCTTAGTCAGCCTGCTGATTACTTTAACTTTTTCATCGTTTCTGCAATTACTACTAGCGACGCAGATCCCATCGACATCGCAGCTTCTGACATCAAGCCTGCCTTTCTGAACCATGTCCTGCCTATCCAAAAGGGTTTGGTCTTGTTCAGTGAGTCAGCACAGTTCATGCTGTTTACTGATTCAGATCGGTTTAGTTCTAACACTGCACAGCTGAAGAAGTTGTCCTCCTACGAGTGTAGTCCTACAGTTCGTCCCGTTGATATGGGCACCTCTGTGATGTTTAGCACTGGCAGTGCAGCACACACCCGTGTGTTTGAGATGGTGATCCAGGATGAGACTGTTCCTCCCAAGGTGCTAGAGCAGACCCGTGTGATCCCTGAGCTGATCCCCAATGACGTTGATCACTCGTCTAACTCCTCACAGACTGGACTGGTGACCTATGCCAAAGCAGGGGATGAACAGATCTACTTCTACAAGTACTACGACACAGGCACAGAGCGGTCACAGTCTGCGTGGTACACTTGGACTTTGACTGGTGAGTTTGTTCACAGTACATACACTGCTGGTAACCAGTTTATTGTTACCAATCAAAACGGTAACTACGTCTTGAACCGTCACGAGATGGTGACAGACACCGTTACCGACAATAGCTATCAGGTAGGAACTGGCTCCATTGGACGCAGGTTTGAAGCCACCTTGGACAACATGACCATGGCGTCAGCTACTTATGATTCTGAAACAGAAATTTCTACAGTAACTCTACCTTACACTTATGATGGCAGCACCGATATGGTGGCTGTATTCCTCAGCGGTGACGATGCTGGTGTTGTCAGAGTTCCTGACAGCGTTAGCGGTACTACTGCTACTTTTAACGACATTGACCTAACTACTGGTAATGTTGCTATTGGATACAAGTATATTACAGAGCTTGAACTTCCTAACTTTTACTACGCTATTGACAGAGGTAAGTACGACATTGATGGTGAGCTGCGTATCAACCGCATCAACTTTGAACTAGGCATCTCTGGTCCTATGGAGTTCCACCTTGAGTCTCCACAGATTGATGATTACATTCAGTATGAGTCTGGTATGGAGGTTGATTTAGCCTCGTTTAACGAGACACCCACCGCTCCTTACAAGTCTGTCAAAGTTCCTATCTACAGGAAGAACGATAAATACACCCTTACTGTTAAAATCCCTGACCCCTTTACCGCAACTTTAGTCTCAGCCAGCTGGGACGGACGCTATGACAACAAACGACACATACGTCGGTAAGTACATTCAACCATGCACCCCTCAGCTAGCTCTAGAAGTTGGCGAGAATCTGCGTTGGGAAGACATCAGAGAAGTAGAAGAGACCACAGGGCTGACTGCTCCGGCAGCAGTCCTGGAGTCTTACTATCGTTCTGCTTTCTCTGTCTATTTCACTGTGCCCAACGGCAAGGCTGCCGGTGTGGCAGGCGTAACACCAGACAATAAGATCTGGATGTTATGTACTAAAGCCAGTGAAGAATATCCGCATACATTCGTACGAGAAGCTAGAAGGTGGCTTGACAGTCTCCATAACCCATACCTGTGGAATCAAGCAGACATGAGGAATGAGAGTCATATCAAGCTGCTCAAGCTTCTTAAGTTTACATTCATCAATTATCACGTTCACAACGGTGTCCCCCTAATTCAATTTGTTAAACTATGTGTGAACCAATAAGTGCAACAATCGGTGTACTGTCTGCTGTAGGTGGCGGTATGCAAGCTATCGGGGCGCATCAACAGCAGCAAGCTGCGGTTGCTCGTTCTAATGCTATTGCACAGCAACAATATCAGCGAGAGATGCAGATTGCAGCTGCTCGTGATCGTGCTAAAAATCAGACGTATCAGGCAGAACTGAAGGCAGATACTGCTGCTAAGAACGCTTACTATGCTCAGATCACAGCTAACCAGGCTGAGGCTAACAGAGCCCTGGCTGCGTCTGGTCAAAACCGTAAACAGAAAGGTACAGCTGCTGCCTTTGAATCTCAACGTAACATTAGTAAAGCAATCCGAGCACAAGGACAAGTCCTAGCTTCGGGTAAAGTTGGACAGTCGTTCCTGTTGTCTGTCATGGATACAGAACGCCAGCTTGGTTTGGAACAAGCAGAGGTTTCTCAAACCCTGTACGATGCTAACCTTGCAGCTGGCATCGAGAGAGAAGGTATCATGCTGGATCAAGCTTCTGCCAACACTGCAGCCTGGAATGGTCTTCCTGCTGCTCCCCTTCCCCCTGAGGCATCTTTCTTGCCTGTCAAGCCTATCAAGGCTTCTGGACCTTCTGGTCTGGCTCTGGCTGGTGGTCTTGTTAGTGCTGGTGTTAGTGGAGTTAGTAGTGGCTTGGGAGCATATTCTGGATTAAAAGACGCAA